TCGTAGCCCTAACCCTAAAAAGAAGTTCAGGGCTGTCTTAGAAGACGGCAGGACTGTTGACTTTGGTGCCAGTGGATATTCCGACTACACCAAACACAAGAATCCTTCACGTATGCGTTCCTATGTGTTGCGTCATGGGGGTCATGTACCCAGACAAACCATAGAAGAACGAGATCCCAAGAAGATCCAAACAAAAATGTTAAATGTCGATCGAAGCGACAAAGAGAATTGGAAGATGAGCGGTATCAGCGGGGCCGGTTTTTGGTCCCGTTGGTACCTCTGGAGTTTTCCTACGTTTCAGGGTGTTGAGAAATTCATGAAGAAACGTTTTGGGATTAATTTTGTATGATTAATGTAATATGGCTGAGATAGCCTTAATGGTTTGTGCCATGTCATCCCTACTCGGTTCAGTTGGGGGTGGATTTTACATGTTCAAACAAGAACAGGATAGGAAAAGAATAAAAGATATTGAAGACAATGTTGGAAATGCAGCTGCTCTTACGGTTTATCCAGAGTGTGATTATAAAGGTGAACCAATTGTGACTTTCGATATCGTACCAGATGAAGAATTCGGTAGTATGACTATGAATGGGTTCGGTGATTCCCCAGGTAAATCATTCATATTACCCCCGGGAATCAAAATGGATAGATATACAAAAACTGAACTAGAAGGTGTTAAGTTACCACATAAAGGACCATCGTATGCTCGATGTACTGATATAAAATCTTTATATGCTGAAAGTGGTACCCCTCCTACTTAAGCCGCCATTCCCTTCTTTTTGAGGACGTTTTTCAGTTCAGCCATAAGTTTAGCGCGTCGAGCGTTTACGACTGGTCGCCGTTGGGGTGGAGGAGGAGGTGGTGGAGGGGGAGGAATACCCGCACGAACCACGGTTGGAGCAACTATAGTTTGACACACTCTGATAACTCTCTGTGCATTTTTCACACTGTTATCAAAGTTCATCCTAATTTTGGTGCGAAGTTCCCTTGCTGTGAGCTTCACACGTTTACCCTTGACAGTTTTGGTGACCCGAAGACCTTGCTTCTTGGCCTTGTTTTTTAATTCAAGATACTGCATCTACTATTGGTTGAGATTATTAAATCAATATAGAATCAGATCAAGAAAAGTTTTCAGATCACCCGTTTCAATAAGTCTGGCGTATAACATACCTTCCTGATCAAAATAAAGTGGATTTACATTCGCCCTATCAAATACATTTTTAAGTTTAATTTTTATTTTGTCTAAATGCATCAATACTTTGGATAATATATCAAAATCTAGGGTCTGGACACCCATACGGAATGCGACCTTGTTTACACTATATTCACCCGTATCAGTTTGAACAAGAAAATGCCTTTTTATAAATTCTTCTATTTCGTTTCTTGGGCTAATTCCGATTTGATTTGCAATTTGTGTAATTTCCATTAGATTATCTAAACCCGCTACTAACTTTCTTATGAATTCACGCTTACCTTGTGGGAGTGACATCTTATTGTGTATAAAGATAAAAAACGCACTTAGGGTAAGATGACTGATGTATTTGAACTAAAAATTATGATTAACAAGGTACTTCTTCCAAGAATTAGAAAACTTGAAGAAGAACTTGCGTCATTACGAAAACATACGTGGCCGTATGTACAGGCAAAAAAAGAATCTCATCAACTTGACGATATCGAGGCGAAGGCGGATTTTCTTAAACATCTCGATGAGGACACAGTAGTTGAATTATTGAGGGCAAAGGTAAAACTTAGTAGAAATAGTGGATTTATAACTAGAGAATATGATATGATTTCTAATTTACGAAATAATTTTTGTTGATCTATAGTAGATGATACATTCAAGTGATGAACCTATGCATATTGTGGCTCTCATATGCCTAATCATATGTATATTTATTACAGGTAGTGGCACCACAACCATTTTACAGATGCCCCTAGTTCCACAAACTGGGTTGATGGCAGCTTGTTGTTGTTTGTCTTGCATATCTTCAACAACTACTGTCGCAAAAGATATACAGAAACGTTAAATTAGAAAAAATCATCAGTCCTGTACATATTTACAGTGAATGAACCAGTCTTTCCCATTACGGTGACTGTTTCATTTCCGTATAGCTCTTGGCATCCAATGTCTTCCATACAATCACGCGCGTTGTGGGATACTGACACTGGGTATAAGTTTTCACCTCCGGTGGTGGTGTAGTAATTGTAGCGATCACGGCGACCACGTACCTCTTTACCGTAGAGAGGGAGAGTTTCATCACCATTTGTGATTAGACCCATCTGTTGCATGTGACCAGGCTTGTATTGTTTGATGGGTGGACCCCTAAATTCGGGTTCTTGGGTGTGACCACGACGAGTGGGTACTGGACGCACAGGTACTGGAACAGCTACTTCTACTGGGACCTCGACAACTTGGGGGTTGTAGAACATGTAGCCTACAGCCCCCATGAGTACAATAACAGTCAGTATTAACAAGTTTGTCTTTTGCTTGTTCTTCATATACTATAGTTAAGGAAAATCTTTTACATAAAGACATGAAGGTCTTGGCGATCGATATAGGATACCATAATATGGGTCTAGTTATTGCCGAGTTTGAAGATAGTCCAAAAATTGATGTGAAGTACATGAAAAAGGTAAGTCTCGAGGACTACAAGTATATACATACAAATGACTTTGTTGACCTCATCCCTTTATTTGTTGAAGATCACCAAGATATATTTGATTCAGCTGATAAAATACTTATAGAAAGACAACCACCCGGGGGTTTCACAAATATTGAGATTCTATTAAATTACATGTTCAAAGATAAGGTTGTTTTAATTTCACCTGTGAGCATGCACATGCATTTTGGTATGAGACACTTGGATTATGAAGAGCGAAAAGAGAGAACTGTGCGACTAGCTGAAAAATATCTAGATGACGAGATTCCATATGAAAGAAAACATGATATAGCGGATGCTTTTTGTATGATTGTGTATTACAACTTCAAAGTTACTACTCATATATTCGACAAGTTTAGATATTTTCCTAAGGTATAGTATATGCCAACAGCTAAACAACTCCAGAACGCAAAGACAAAATTAAAAAAGACTCCTAAATCCAATGGTAACAAACCTGTTATACCTACAGCAGCTCTTCTTCGTTTAATTGCTGCTGACCCTAGGATTCAAAGGAATCGTAATTTTATGAAACAAGTTCAAGAACTCGTCAAGAAGAAGTAGTTTTACCTTTGAGAGTTACTTTTAGTTCATCAAAGAACGTGTCGAAAACACCCAATCTATACTGAACAAATGCCCAAAGTGCGAAAAATATAGTCTTCGTCATCTTATTTACATCATTCTCTTCCATTTTGTAAATTGGACCCACTAACCTGCCCATAAAAGTTTCATCCTTCGATTTACCAGTCATTGCAATCTCCGCTTGGGTTAATGCACATGTATCGTCGTTCACTGACCAATGATAAAAAATGAATGGTATAACCATCGAGTAAAACTCAAGATTTCTACGATTATTTGTAAAAGGTACTATCAAAATCATGAGTAAAAAAATAACGTGTAGTGCAAAAATTATATTCATTTACTATATACAATGGTAAAAGAAAAAATTGTATGGAATGATCAGCACGAAATTATATTACGACAATGGGGTGAGGCCTGTGCGTGTTATAGATTTATGCATCATAGATCATATTTACTCTATAAAGACCTGAGTATGAAATTTACCTTACCCGTCATTGTACTTTCAACTATTACAGGAACAGCTAACTTTGCACAATCTACACTCCCCCCCAGTATTCAACCCTCTGCACCATCTGTGATAGGTGGTTTGAATTTAATTGCAGGGTTAATCGCGACGATTATGCAATTCTTAAAAATTAACGAATTAATGGAAAATCATCGAACTGCGGCGTTAGCTCATGGTCTATTATCTAGGAATATTCGACTCATGTTAGCGATATCACGTGATGAACGTAAGAAGGATGGTTTGAAATTTGTTGAGGACTGTAAGACTGAATATGACAGACTCCTAGAACAATCTCCATCAATTCCTAAACAAATAATGATAGATTTTGATAAAGAATACCCACTTGATAATATTTTTACAAAACCCGAAATTCTTAATGTGCGTTCAATTCCAATTCTCAAACTTCCCAAGACTATTGAACCAATTGAAGCTATAACTAAAAATACACCCCTCGAGCGTGTCGGTAAATTTCTTTCTAAATCGAAAACACCATCACCAAGTGAAGCCAGTGAAGAATCTAATCTAGATGAAGTTGAGGAGATAGAGGAAGAAGAGACAGACGTCGAGCAAGGTACACCAAAAGAATAAACATAACCACATTGGTTAGAACTCCACATGCAACGTATGGTAAAATTTTCCTTTTTAAAGGTTCTACGATACGTTTATGTAGTGCGTCATTTTCAAGCACTAAATCTATGGCCTGATTAGTAAGATCATCAATGGACTCTTTCATTAAAATAGTTGAGCAAAAAAAAGAAGAGATAAATACCGTGGCAACAATTCACACGAAACAGATCAAACTCATTCGCAAGTACCTAGATGAAAGAAAGAATGTATTCATATGTGGGGGGTATGGTGTTGGTAAATCATATATTCTCGAAGAAGTGTTGAAAGGTTTAAATCATGTTGAACTACGAACCGATCATCTGAAAAGTAAATCACCATTTCTGGCATTTATTAAACCTTCTACAAAACATGTGTTTATTGAAGACTATGATCCAGTGTTTAAACCTATCATAGAACAAGTTTCAGATGGCAATCCTCTGACTCGTGGTTCATTGTTGGTGACTTCTGTGAACATGTGTATGTACCCAAACTTTGAAACAGTGTTTATCCCTAGACATAAACCAGGTACATTACTCACACTTACAGAAGATAGGGGTCCCAATGCTGAGAATGCGGCGTATAGATGTAACGGTAATATTCGAAACTTTTTCACTTATCTCGACGGATATGATGAAATGGATGTTTTCAAAACACCGAAAGAATTTATTGCTGAAGTACTATCAGATCCTAATCCTATACCTATTCATGATAGTATACACGAACATGGACACATGTGGGATATTTTTCAAGAGAATTACATTAATTCGGATGGTGTAAATGTTTTAAAAATTACAGAATCATTTTCAATGGCTGATCACTACGACAATCATATATACAAATATGGTAATTGGAGTCTCATGCCTTATTTTGTGTTACACGCTCTCACGATACCAAAGAAGTGTTTAGGTGAACCACTCGTGAAGGATAAAATTAGACCTGGGAGTTGTTGGACTAAACTTGGCAATTACAAAATGAGAAAGGGTAAATTTGAGGAAATTAAGAAAAAATCAAGAATGGGATTTGGGATTGAAGAATTGTGTCTTTTGAAGAAATATGCAGAGAAAGGAGACCTAAGTAAGTTGGTAGAATATGGAATCACACCTCAGGACTTCGACGTCATAAATCACCTCGCTGTTGGAAGTAGCTTAAAATCAAGAGAAGTAACTAAAATAAAAAAGGCTCTAAAGAATGTCTACGAAGGATGAAGAACCTGAAACTGAAGAATGTGTTAAGGTTATTGGGAACGAAATCCTCTTCTATGCTGACGTGGACCGCGAAAATGCTCTTGACTTCGTCGAGAAATTTAAAAAATTGGAGATCGAACTTCTTAAAAAGAAAGCTGAACTCTTTGGGTACGAACCCCTAATTAGGGTTCATATAATGAGTGAAGGTGGAGACATCTTTGCTGGTATGACGATGATGAACACTCTCGAATCATCTCGTGTGAAGGTTGTTACCATCGCACAGGGGTCTTGTTGCAGTGCCGCGACGTTCATGCTACTTGGAGGTTCTACGAGGTGTATGGGGAGGAACGCATATGTCCTCATTCATCAAATTTCTACAGAAATGTGGGGTAATTTTCAGGAACTTAAACATGAGCTGAAATCAACGGATAAGTTTATGAGGATGCTCAAAAAGATGTATCTTGAAAAAACATCTATACCAGAAAAGATGCTCAAGAAACTCATGAAAAAGGATATTTACCTTACCCCAAAAGACTGCGTCAAGTATGGAATCGTCCACGCTCTTGAGTAAGTGTAACTGAGCGTCGATATAGAGCTAGTACACATAGAATTATAAATATTATACAAAACGTGTTTAAATTTAAAGGCAACATTGTGCTTTCTGGGGGCCTAAGTCGCTCCATTCTAGCGTAATTAACAACTGGTAATCCAGACATCTATTTAAAGTTGAGAAATTAATTACCCCTATAATGGAACGCCTTATCAAACAAGACAAACATAACCGCGACCGCTACATTGACATCAAAGTTGAGGACTTGAAGGATGGAACTGCGGACATTGTGAAGATCTCCGGTATTGTTGGGAGTGACAAGTTTTCTGTGTCACGAACCAACGTCAAGACTGGTTATGAAAAGGCTCTCAAGAGAGCCCAAACCATGTGGAACAATGAGCATACCAAGTGTAACCAAGTGTTGCCTATGCTCGCTAACAAATGGGAGGATCGCGAGAAATACATCTCTGAGCCGTTCTACGTTCAACCCAAACTTGATGGTGTTCGCCTACTTGTCTCCAAGGATGGTGGCATCTCAAGAACTGGGAAGATTATCCCTGGGACCGAGGTTCTTGGTAAGGGTCTTGAACCGGGTCAATACGTTGATGGTGAAGCGTTTGACCCTAACCTCAACTTTGAGGAACTCACGAGTACTTTCAAGACTGACCCTCTGAAGCTCAAGTTCCACGTGTTCGATTTCTTTGATCTCAAAGCTGAAACCCTTGCCAGGGATAAGATGACATTCGAGCAACGTTGGGAGTATGTCAAGGATTCTATCTACAATCCTCATTACGAATATGTCAAAACGACACTCGTAAAATCCAAGAAGGATCTTCCTCTCATGCATCAGAAGCATGTTGAAGAAGGACATGAAGGTACCATGATCCGTGACCGCTTCAGTGTCTACGAGGTTGGTCAGCGAAGCAACTATCTCCTCAAGCACAAGGATTTCCAGACCGAGGAATATGAAATCACCGGTGCCAAGACTGGTCACGGTCGTGACGCAGACGCAGTTGTTTGGGTCTGTAAAACCCAAGATGGTCAGGAATTCAATGTCAGACCTGAGGGTACCATCATCCAACGTGAGGAGGACTACAAGAACCACAAGAAGTACATTGGAAAGATGCTTACCGTGCGTTTTCAAAACCTTACCGCGATTGGTGTTCCCCGTTTTCCTGTGGGTGTTGTAATTAGAGATTATGAATAATGTTTGTAATAAATAAATGAACAGGGTCGCAATTGATATCGATGAAGTCTTAGTAAAATTTCTCTTTCCCATGGCAAATCACCACCATCAAGTTCACAAATTGTGGAGTAAACCAAAATATAAATACGTGTACCGTGAAATATTTGAAGTAGATGAACCAACTTCACAAAAAATGGTCAAAGAATTTTACCAATCCAAAGACTTCATGAATCTCACACCTATGCGAGGATCTCAAAAAGCTATGTTCAATCTTAAAGAGCGTTATGATAAAATGTATGTACTCACCGGACGCCAAGATATTGCCCGAGAAGAAACGGAAGCATGGATAGACACATATTTTCCGGGTGTATTCGATGATGTCATCCTCACAAACAGTTATACACCGAATGAAATACATAAGGCGGATATATGTCGCGCACTTAATATAGGTTTACTCATTGATGATAACAAGGCTATATGTGATAAATGTATCGAAAATGGTGTACGTGCCCTTAATTTCATAGGAGATGAACATTCCATTTATCCTTGGTGTGAAGAAAGTGATATAAGTATTCAAGGTTGGGTGGATGTT